GTTGAACATTATTAATAGTCCATGTCTTCAAATTAGGTGATAGTATTACACCAGATCCGGGAGTTTTCGCAGTAATTGTAGTTCCATTCTCAGTATATCCTGCACCCTTTGTTATAACATCTACACCTACAACCTTTCCGTTCGCTACTCTTGCAATGAGTTTAGCACCCACACCATCACCATTGATAATCATGTCAGGGACACTGAAGTAGTCCTTACCACCACTCTTGATCGCTACAGAATCTATTCTTCCATTGACAATCACTGGATCAAATGCTGATTTAGATCCCTCAATGACCAACGCATCAGGTTTGAAGTTATCGTTTATAAAGAGTGAACCAAAATCATCACCCTTTGTTTTTACGTGTACACCATCAACTTCTCCTCTAATCACTGCAGATGCAGTCGCGTTAGAAGTCGATATTCCTTGTGTACCATCAATAGTTACGGATACCGGTGGATAGTTGAAAGAATGAACACCAGTTCCGGGTAGAGTCATCTCTACATAATCAACTAACGAAGTTGAAATAGAGACTCTGAAATTATTATCATCTATCTTTACGACATAATAATCACTACCAACTGTAAGACCAGAGATATTTGATACCGTTCCTCCACCATATCGTATCAATTCTCCTGATGAGTATTTGTGATTAGGTATGTTTATGACATCTGTAAAGGTATTGATACCAACGCTATCAACTGTGTTCTCTCTATTTTGGAAGTTTGTTGACGATATGATTTCTATACTGTCTACCTTTAGTCTAGACTCCTTTGTTTCAAATTTATGTAATCCACCACCATTTGTTGCAATCGGAAGTGTTGTGATACCTGCAAGTGCCTCGTTACGGGTTTTGGCGAGTGATAGGGTAAAGTCGTCATTCTTGATGACAAAATAACTTGATTTGTTAACAAGATTTCCCGGAGTAGTGCCAATTCCAATGGTCGTTGAACCATCGGTTCCGTAGACAACCTCTTCACCATGTTTGAATCCATGTGGTTCAGTAAATGTAAATTTATCAGTGCTAGTATTCAGAACACCACCAACACTGGTACTATCAAAGAATACTTCATGTGGAGCGAGTCTCATCTTCGCTTCAGCAGTTGCCTGACCATTACCACCGGTAATTTTTACGTCAGGAGTTCCTTTATAGTCTAATCCGCGAGAAGTTACTTGTATCTCCTGCAGTTTACCACTCACATGTGCGATAACAGATGCACCTATACCAGTATGTCCGTCTTGCTGCACGGATATACGAGGTGGATTGATTACATCATAATCTGATCCTTGATTCAGTACATCTACTGTCTCTACAGATCCATAGTAAATTTTATCGGAAGATTTGTATGAATATGCTTCTACACCATTTACAAAGAGTCCTACACCCTTACCAGTCTCTGTTTTATCTTTGGTAGAACCGAATTCTGGTTGAGTAAACTTACGAAGTAATTTTTGTGCACCAATTGTACCAAAACCAACTTCAAATGGAGTAAGTGAGTGATTTGTGTTTGTTCCAATATCAGCAGTATCAAATGCAAAGACATATTCACCTCTACGAGCGTTCTCTGCCGATAGAGAGAGTGAAATCGTGGATTGGGTTAGATTGGTCACATAATAAGATTGACCAGTGCTGAGACCCGCTACAGGTGATCCTGTTACAAGAGGATTATAGAGAACTATATCACCATGCTGTAGATTATGATCAGGTATCGTAATTACTTGAGATCTTGTTGAAATTCCAGATGAACTGAATGTTCTTATTCTCTTTTGTACATCTATGGGGTAATGAGGTAAACTATTTGATGCAACAACGACAGTATCACCTTGTGCGTAGGTATTTTGTACATCTGCAACATTATTGTTCTGCTTTCTTAGTTTTGCTTGTATGTGATAATTCTTACCCGCTAAAAGAGAGGGTGCACTGATATAAACAATACGATCATTCAATATACCTGTAATCGTACCGTCTTGAGATCCACCATCAGCGTCATTGACAGATATGAGTTGTCCAGACTTGTAATAATGTTTCGCAGTCAATATAAGTTCATAGTTTCCTGCAGAGATTGTCTTGAAATCCTGTACAACATGTTTCGTTGCAATATTCTCTAACCACTCACTATATCTAAGGTCTGTCTTAGTGGCACCAAGTGTTTTGATTTTATATTCACTACCTTTTTGCTGTAAAACACCACTTCCTTCAAAACCAACAATAGAATTCAATACTCTTAGTTTGACTGGACGATATAACTTACCATCTTCATATGATATGACATTATCACCTTGATTTACAGTAGCACCAATTGATACAGTCCCTACACCAGTGACATTCAAAAATTCTGTAACAGTTTTATCAGTATATGCATAAACTCTCCTTCCTATGGTCACAGAATCTGATTTTGCAAATCCAACAGTTGAATCTACATGTATGACAGAAGAACCTGATGTAAGTTCACTTGTAAGATTAGTTTTTACAGTAGGCAAGAATTTACCTTCAATAGTATCTGAAGATAATCGTATCTTATAATAAGTCTTATCTTGAATAACTATATTTTCAACATCAAAGACAGATGCTAATGCATAATCGCCCTGTGATATAGATTGAGACTTAATTTTTTTCGGATCTCCGCTTATAAGTTCTGCAATCAATACATCATTTACAGTATATTCTGCATCCGATGGTTTGAAGAGAAATTCCTGCGGTTTGATCATATCAACCGCTTCATTATACAAAGTTCCAAAGAGAATCTTGAAACCTTCCTCTGTTCCCTTGGCACTGTAGAAGTCCTGTGCCTGTTTTAGGAAAAGACGACTATCTAATTTGCCAGTAAAGTTACGGTTTACAAAACCGGGTGCAATTTGACCCTTTACCTTTTTGAAAAATTTCTGTAAGAATATATTACTTAGATTTGTTACTCGTGATCTATCAGCGTGTGTTGAAACTCCTGATTGAGTAAATGTCAAATATTCTGGAGCATTCGTTTTCTGATTGTTCTCAATACCACTGAAACCTCTTACACATCCTGTAAATGATGTAGAACCTATACCTGTATATGTGATTATCTCATCATCAATCTTCAAAAGTCCGTATGAAGACGGCCATCCATTTGTCGAATCAACGTATATTGTTTTGCTGTTTGGGGGAATATAGTTTGATACTGAGGTAAATCCAGTCAGATTATCGCTATTGAGAAAATCAATACTTTTATACTCATTGAGATTCTCAGCAATATCAACTGGTCCTCCTTGATATTCCTGTGATATGTAATATTGCTTTAGAAATTCGCCAAATACAGGATTGTCAGAACCTATAGATTCAGGTATCTGACTTTCAATTACTTCATGTATTTTGACTCTGGATAGTGAGGTTTCTATCATTAGTATGTACTACTACTGCTGCTACTTGATGATGTTGATGACGAAGATGTATTCACGGGTGTGATTGAGGTGAGAGTGTCACGAATCTGTACACTATTTACTGAGTGAACAGAACCGGTCATTTTAGTTCCATCTGACATAGTGTGGAATGGACCGTAATATGCTTGACCATTGACATAACCAACTAATAGACCACCAGTCCCTGATGCACTCGAAACAATAGCACCCCTTACCTTATTACCATTACTATAACTTGATTGAACATCAAATCTTGTTCCAGACACGTTCGCTCCTGATGATATCAAATCTTGTCTCATAGTAAAGTTACTCTTATCACTGCTGAGTTGTAAATACAACTCTTTTCTTCCTAGAACGTCATTTGATAATGGCACTGCCTGTATCTCAATGATATTCTCTGGTAAGAGTGTAGAAGTTATGTTCACTGTGTTTATAATGATCTCACCTTTCTTATAATCGACTGTACCAAAGTTTGTAGACACTATCTCGACGTCTACAGCGTCTGTGAGTTTGAATAAGAACAAATTACCTATATCTGACCCCGGAACCACTTTATCGGCAATGTAGACCGTTCCATCGACCCCTGAGACACTGAATCCTGTACTCTTGATATTGTAAGAGTCTAATTCATGATAAAACTCATTGTCGAAACACAATTCATATTGTGTAAATTGATCTATCAATGATTTTAGATTTCTTCTAATGATTACATTAGTGATGTTAGATGTAATCGAATCATCAACACCATCAATAACCGAAGTCATCTTAGAGTATTTGAATCTACCACCAAACTTATTGAGATCTGCTTGCTTTCCAAATTCTGAGACAGCATCTATGACATTTGTTTTTAGAGTATCGGGAGCACCAACAAAGTTTGTATTGTAGTAGATGTAACTATCCAACTCAACATATAAGAATTTTAGATCCACAAAAGATGGAACAATACCCGCTATAGAATAACTCTTTAGAGATTTCAGTATCGATGTCTTTGTAGAATCAGGTAAAAAATTACCATTTCTGGGTTTTGCTGCGATAAAGACACGACCATATTGAGGTGGATTTAGATCTTCTCCCCCAAATGCACTCACAGATTCTATATTTGTGTATATTGATGGTAATAATGCCTCATAATCCGTAGCAGTAACCGCACGATTCTGTGCAGCATACCTTCTAGGTGCATAGTTTCTGATACTTTCAACGCTTTCTATATCATCTCCACCCTCTGCTGCCCTCAATGTGCGTATATCTGCTTCCAAAGTATTCACATCTGCTCCACTATCGTCCTTTACAGTGCCTGCAAAGTTGAAATACTTCGCACCATTACCAGTAGGACCATCTGTAACAATATAAGATGCGGTTACGACATTACCTGTTTCTAATTTTTTACCAAAGATACCGTCACCAAATATAATTTCATACTTCTCATCTGTTGTCTCTTGTGTAAGATATATGTTTGAGTTTCCATTGATACCAACAATGCTATCTACTGCCTTGAAATTAGTTACAGTTGTATCAGAAGCAGAGTTCTGAACTGTGACATTCAAAGTAGATAAATCAATACCATTGTTAGGTAGAACATAAGTTTGATTAGGTTGTGATAAATCTATTGTCCATTTCTTCTCAAGATATTGTCCCTGATGAATTAAAGCAGCACCTGTTGCCTTTCCATTGTTTGCAGGAACAGTTAATTTTTCTGCTAAAGAGAAAAGGTAGTTTTTCTGATCAAACCCTGCATTTGCGAAAACACCCGGTTGAATACTCACAGAAGCAGCAGTTGAAGATATGCCTGCAAAGTTGAATCTAACCACACCAACTGCAGCACGTTTTGATCTAGGTGTATATCCAATATTTCTTGCTAATGATACAACATTCTCTCTCAACGTCGCCGAGTCAATAAATGACTCATTAGCAACCATATTAGTATTATATGCTGTAATGTAGGAATTATATGCTAACGTATTGAGAAGAATTGAAAGATTTGATCCTTCAAAGTCAAAATCTGTGAATTTTGAGTTTTGTCTCAAATAACTTTTTATAGAGGTCTTTATGTCCTCAAAGTTTAGGTTTGTAAATTGTGTAAGAGCCATTATAGTCTAGTGGGTTCTAGAATGAAGTCTATTGTCTGCTGTGGTAAAGGCAAACCTATAATATCGTATGAAATTTCAACGTTCAGACTATTTTCGTCCGGAGTAGAAGAAACGTTGACATTTTTCAAATTAACTCTGGGTTCAAAGTTTGTTATAACAGTTTCAATTTCACTAACGAGGGGATCGATCAAATCATCTGTTGCCAATTCAAAAAGTGACCCTGTTAGTCTTGTACCTACATCGTTTCTAAAAAATACTTCTCCAATTTTTATTCTCACAAGATTCTGCACCGCACGTTTGATGGCATCTGCATCTTTGAGCGTTATTATATCATTTGTGATTGGGTGTCTTGAAAAGGATAATGATATATCCCTAAAACCCCTTGATATTTTTTTGAGAGGCACTTTTATACAATACTCGTGTATTTAGTGCTATTTAGACAGTTTCTAAGAGTTATCTCTCGTCCGACTTATGCTGTTGACTAAAGTGGTGGTAATATTGTTCATCTATGTCTGCCATGACTACTTCTCTATCTTTCTGTGTCTTCCAGAAATATTCCTCTTGATCACCAAGACCTAGATTATCATGCCCATTCTCAACCTGATAGTACTCTGTAGAGACCTTGAAGTCGGGTACTTTAGGTTCTGGGGGTGTTAGACTATTATCATAGATTCTCATCCTGTTATTAGGGTAGAGAGCGAACTGACCGTTGTTCAATGCTATGAGATTGTGTGACTTGTGTTCCGCAGGTGTTTCAGCAGTAGAACAGTCAATGCTATCTGCAGAGTCGTGATAGTTGTCCAGTGTACAGATGTATTCTCCTCTAATGCTTCCGTGATCACGGGTATTAATTTCATAATCCGCACTTCCGATGATCGATTTTGTGATTGCTGTGACTCCATAATCCATACAGTTCCAAAATTGTAGATTAGGTAGGTTCATGTCTGGATCTGGAGTCTTTGGTGAAGACACAAATGCACTGATTGGTAGTTTGTCAAATAATGCAGCATATTCATACAAATATGTCTCAAAGTAAAAGGCACGTCCGGGCATAGACTTTGCAGACACCCACACTCCCTTTACGAACTCACCATGTCCGTCTTTATGGTCTCTTAGATATTCTTTTCTCACCCACACATGTATTGCAGGTAAATTGCAGATCAACGTTGACATAATAATCTATCTCTGTACTAATTATACACACAAAAAAGGAGGACGTCAGTCCTCCGTTTCTGTACCCAAGTATTTCACTTCGATGTCGTCAGGGTGTGGGGTTCCGTCACGATAAAATTGTTCTGCATATTCTTGAGTCACCTCAAGCATCTCTTCCTCATCAATGTCAGAACGGACTTTTTCACCCTGCAAGTATATATCGTACCTTTCCATCTCTGTCGGTTGTATATTGTGATACTACAACAGTACTTATATAATTCTTGTCTTCTCGTGTCCTACTCTGATCGTTGGGTCACACCATATCTCGAATCCTGCTTTGATTGCCTCAAGACAGAAAGAAACGTCTTCACCACACATATCTTGGACAGCACCAGATTCAAATACTTGCATCTGAGGAGCAAACCATGGATACTTCATATCAGGATGTTCAAACACACCTTTCTTGATCATGACCCATCCGAACCCTGTATAGTCACATGTAAATGGTTTTCTTCTCTTCTGAATACCATCAACCATCTCATGATTCATGACTCCACCATTCTGTTCAAATTCGTCTTCTTCTAACCAATGTGCAACAGATGTAGTTCTACCATCTTCTGTACAATACCATCCTGCAGCGATATCCTTATCCATCCATACAAGTTTATAGAATGCTTCTAAATTGAATACAATATCACTATCAATCCACAACTGAAGATCATATTCAAGTTTACCTTGCCATGGTAACTGATCTGGTCCTTTGAGTACGTTTGCTCCTAATACTTTACATCTAGCAAAGTTGACCATTGAAGAATAGTCTTGTGAGATCTGAATTGCTGCTCCTTGCTGTACACATTCAAAACAGAGTTGCACAAAGTTCTTCAAAAAGGTGTATGACACTCCTCTACCGGGAAGACAGAATACAATCTTTTTACCTTTGATAAGTTTTCTTGCTTTCTCTATCGAGAACTCACCGTCATCTGTCTTATCTGTTTTTGGTGGAGTTGTCACCACCTTGAATCCTTTTGCCATTACAGAAATTGTTTTTCATTTCATTATACATTGTAATTTATACACCGTCAACAACCCATAAAAAAAGGCGACTTTTGTCGCCTTAAAGAAATAATTGATTATACCCTGTCGCCAAAACTCACAGAGTTAGTTATATAAAATCTTACCTATGTCGAATAATTTGTTAATCTTCGTCATAATTGAAAGGATCCTGCTTTCTAATCTTCCAAAGTTTGTATTGGTTTCTGACCCAACGAATAGGACGCCACTTCTTTACATGCTCTATCGTAAACGGTGTATGTTTAAGTTTCATCACTCGCCTCCTCGAATTTTTGTTCCCAAGAGTCATCAGGAGTAAAAATGACAGGACCTTGTGCTATCGCCTCTGCCAATTCATCTAGTAGTGGATCTTTTTCCATTTTTTTGAAAAATCAAATAGTATGCCAACATAAAGACGAGTGGCACGGTTATCATATGCATTGTAACCATCATTTCAAAATCTGTCAAACCGGTACCCACTGTTACTTGGTCTGTCCATGTACTTCTGATGAAGTAGACAGGTGGGTTCGCCATAAAGTAAGAAATAGCAGAAAAGATCATTAGTAAGTTTGTTCTCTATTTTGATTATATAGAGTCATACTTAATTGTCACCTGTTCTGGGGTGTAACAACTCTTTACACCGGCATTTATCATTTGGCGAAATAGTTCTTGTCGCCGTAATGCCTCTTCCTCACTGAGATGGTGAAATGCAATCTTTTTATCGAGATATACGGAATAACTCATAAAACTATACACTTTGTAGGAATTCCTCCCCTACCTCTTATATATCTCTTTCTCTGTGCAGGGGCAAGTGATGCTCTCCACACCTCTATTGCTTCCCATCGCTTCTGGTCAAAGAAGTCTTGCTGAAAATACCAGATTTCCACGGATTCATGTGATTTAGATTTGTTACAATCATCGCAGCAACATAGCATATTTGTCAACTCACTCTGCCCACCGTGTGTCTGTGCATGTATGTGATCTATTGTATCCCCGTATTCTCCACAGTATGCACATTTATAATCCCACGCTTCCTTGATGTGTTTTCGCCACATCTTTTTCGCCTTCCCATAATTACTCGCCAACATTTCATAAAGGTACTCTGAAGGTTTGCTAAGTAGCATACATATTGGGTATAGTATTATTATCTATATGAAACCGAAGTTTATTATGAGTGCCGGTACTGGATGGTCGGCAACCACTCCCCTGTGGTACACTTTACAGTTGGATAACAAATATCTTCATACAGGTTACAGAAAAGAAGGATCATATCTAAAAGAGTTGTCAATGAGTCCCCAAGAGAGATTGAGGGCGAATTTGCATGCAAGAAAAAATCAAGGGATCTCTGCTGTTCAAAAAACAAGAGAGATGGCAAAGAAAGTATTGAAAGAGAGAGACGAGTACCAAACTAAGAATATAAAGGAAGTAGGTAGTCTAGTCCCCTCTTGGGAATATCAAGGATCATTAGCAGCAGTCAGAGAAGACCTATATTTGACTCAAGAAGACATAGATGAGTTTATTTCACTACCTCAGAGTCTAGACAAGTACATTGCATACTATAAAAAAGTTTGGGAGACTCTACAGGAGCATAACTGTCCTCATCATGCAGTTGCAGACTTCTCTAACTCGAATGCATCTCTTTCTAGATCATTCGTCGAGTCTATTATGCCAAAATTACAAGAACACTTTGATGTCAAGGTACTTATGATAGTCAGAGACCCGATTCGTCGTCTTTGGTCTGAAAGTGGTGCCTTTTTGAAGGGCACTCAAGAAGATCATGAAAGAGCATTCCTTGAGAGAGTGGTATCTGGTCGGTGTTGGGATTATATGGAGATTATAGAGAGTTATGAGGGTCTTGTTCCAATGCACATTGTAATCATGGAACAACTATGGGAAGGATATGGGCAGGATGAAGAAAAATACAAATTATCCAAGTTTCTGAACTATGATATCGATGAAGTCCATGTAAATGTGTATTCACCTGACTATGGACCGAATGCACCTCAATATCCGGGTTTGCCAGATCAGTGGCACTCAGACAAATACTACTTACGGGAAGAATTGTACAATCAGGTCAGACCATTATTCAAAGTTTACGAACAATGGGTAGACAAGTACGGAAGTCTTCCTTTATACTGGGGTCAACCTTATAATTATGCAAAAACCTAAATTTCTGTTACTCGCAGGCACTGGTTGGTCTGCCACCACTCCATTGTGGATGACTCTCAAAGAACAAGGCATTTTGAACACTGGATTATGTAAAGAACCACAAACACTCACTAATATATGTTTTGCAGACGATAATTTTTGGGCATTCAAACAAAAACCAAAGATAGAGTATGTCCGGTCGAAGAAAAAACACTCAGAACATGATATACAGTTACTCTTAGGTGAAAAATCAACTTTAGACGACTACGTTACTTACTATCAGTCAATTGTAGGCAAAACTCCTTATGTTGGCGACTTTAGTAATGACAATGCCTTTTTGCCGGGTTGGTTTATCTCTGTTTTAGCAGAGAGACTCAAGGAAGTGTTTGATGTCAAGGTTTTGATGATATTTCGTGATCCTGTAAGAAGAAGTTACTCATATGCTTCTGCTGCATATGGAGCGAAGTCAGAAAAGAACTCTAAGATTAGCAGTAACTGGGATAATAACGATCCGAAGTCAAGATTCGAGTGGAGAAAGATAAAAAAGAATAATCCTGATAGTATTACCTATTGGAAAAACCTAATCTCCATGTTAGACCCGAATATGGCGAGGTTTTCTTATGTTGACATCTATAAGAAGTACAAATATTCCTTTGATACACTTCCAATCGTCATGGAGGACTTATGGGGTGGCAAAACAGAAGAACTTGAAGATTTCCTAGGATGCAAACTTGACGGTTTACATCGAAACTGCTATTATCCGGAAAAGGGCACTCAAGCACCACAATACGAAGAATTGCCAGATCAGTGGATGAGTGATATGCAGGATATTTCAGCAGCAGACTATCAATTCGGTAGAAACCTACTTAGATTCATCTATGAAGAGTGGGAACATGAGTTTGAAGCAAATCCATGGTAAAACCACAGTTTATACTTAGCACTGGCACTGGATGGTCAGCAACGACTCCCTTGTGGTACACACTACAAGTAGATAATCCCTTTTTACATGTAGGAATGAAGAAAGATCCCGGATATCTTGATATGTTGAGAAGAACACCGGAAGAGAGAATGATAACTGACCGAAAGAACTTTAGAATCAATGGTCGTTCATGGACAACGAAGAATCGTCAGTGGTCAAAGATTGTTTTACAGATGAATAAGGAATTATTTGAAGAAGGAGCAATACAAACTCGTGGAGGAGCACTTACAGAAGCAAGAAGGCATTTATATTTTACACAAGAGGACGTAGATGAGTTTAGCGAGACACCTTTATCATTTGAGAAGTATCTCTCTTACTATCGTAAGCACTGGAAATACCTACAGGAGAATAATTGCCCCTACAAGGCAGTTGCAGACTTTTCAAATTCAAATGCCAATCTTCCAGATTGGTATATTGACGAATTTATGCCAAAACTTCAAGAACACTTCGATGTCAAGGTACTTATGATAGTCAGAGACCCAATTCGTCGTCTTTGGTCAGAAGTCAATAGCGATGATCAGGAACATTTCTTCATGAGAAAGATTCAAAGTGGAGATTATTGGAATTATATTGATATTATTGAAAAATGGGAGAGAGTTTGCCCGATTCATGTCATCATAATGGAACAATTGTGGGAAGGTGACCAACAAGAGAGAGAAAGACAACGATTATCTGACTTTTTAGACTATGACATCAAAAAAATTCATGAAAATGCATATTGTCCTGACCGTGGACCCGATGCTCCGCACCTTGTGGGTCTTCCAGACCAGTGGACAAGCGATAAATACATGTTACAAGATGAATTATACGAGAAAGTAAGACCTTTGTTCCCCGTTTATCAACAATGGGTGGACAAGTATGGTAGTTTACCGCTATACTGGGGAAAACCATACAACTATGAGGTATAATCAATTATGCTTGACCCTTTTGGTCATAGCAGCATGGGCAAACCTTCTCCTCAAGTAACTATGACAGAGAAAATAACCAAAAATTTCCCGGTTTCAGACGTTTTTGCAAAAGTAAAGTTTACAATGCCGGAAACCACCTATACAAAAAAGGAAGTTGATGCCCTCATTGCTAAAGCATTGGCAGAAGCAAAGGCAATTGACGAAGCATCTATGGCAAAACACAACAGAGATGCCACGATTATCAGTATGATTCTCGGTTTTACTGTTTTAGCGTTCTTTGTAGACGGTTTATTACGTCTTTTAGGGGTTGTTCCACCATTCATGGGTATAGATATCGATATTTTAGACAAAATTACTGAAAGAGTCGAAGGAGATATACTACAAAACTTCAAAAATGTGATCCGAAAATGAACTCGACCGTACTTTTCCTGTATTTTTTACTTTTCATGACGACTTTGGTCTCTGCCATCGTCTTTATGTGGAAAAGTATGACAGAATCCTTCAAAGCATTGGGTCAACCAATCAAACATAACGTTCACCCAGAGATGAGAGACGTTCAAAGCGGTACAGAATTGCTAGTTTTCCATGCATCAGACGATGAAGACGACGATGATAGCGAAGGAGACGTCGTAGTCGTTAGAAGATGATGAAATATCCAGTCAATATTGATGCAGGCAATGAATTTGTTGAGCGTCTAAAGAAAAAAGCACCTTCAATCGGTGGTTTCAACGGTCTTTTTCCAATTCCAAAGGGTTATGAGGAACCTTTGTTGGTTTCTGCCACTGATGGAGTGGGCACAAAGATCAAATTTTGCAGTCAGGCACGAGATTACAGCACAATCGGCATCGATTTAGTGGCAATGTGTGTCAATGACATCATTACCTGTGGTGCAAAACCACTATATTTCCTCGATTACATCTCTTTGAACACAATCAACCCAGTTGTGGATCAAATTATGGAAGGAATTCTCAAAGGATGTGAAATTTCGGACATTGAATTGCTAGGAGGAGAGACAGCAGAGCATCCTTGTGCCTTTGATATTGATCTGGCAGGGTTCTGCACCGGCATTGTCGAGAAAGAATTGCTGATTGATGGCAGTCATATCAAAGAAGGAGACAAAATTATCGGTTTACCCAGTAGTGGAGTGCATAGTAACGGGTATTCCCTGATTCATCGTCTCATGCCTTACGAAAAAGAACTGCTGACACCGACTAAAATCTATACAAAAGAGGTTGAAGAGATACTTGACGAGTATCCAGTACTTGCAATGGCACATATTACAGGCGGTGGACTTGAAGAGAATCTCAATCGAGTCATACCAGAGGGTCTAAAGGCGAATATTGACTGGAATTCTTGGAAGAGACCAGAGATATTTGATAGAATACAGAGACACGGAGTCGAAGAATCAGAAATGAGAAGAGTTTTCAACTGTGGTATCGGTTATTGTTTCATTGTACCACCAGAAGTTTCATTCGGTTGCACAATTGGAGAGGTTGTGCTATCATAAAGGAATGGAAACATATTTTATATTCATGATTACTTTGGCATGCATCGCTCTCATAGCGGTATTGATTTGGTTCTTTGTATGGTTCCGGAGTTGGATCGTATGAGTATCCTGTATCTGATTCCCCTTTTCTGGGCATGCATTGCAATCGCCCTTTTGATCATTCTCATTATTAGACATCGTTATGGACTTTAGTAAAGGTCGTTGGAACATGGACGTCGGTGTTGGTAACACAGCACTCGATTCTTCCTCCCCTATGTTCTCTGCTGACTCTTATATTGATACAAAATACGATCCTTCACATTATCAGAGAGGCAAGATCCAAGTATGGGACTTCATCGCCGATCAGAATCTTGACTTCTTCAAGGGTAATGTGGTAAAATACGTATGTCGTGCAGGATCCAAGTCCGGAGAGTCGGAACTGGATGACCTCATGAAGGCAAAAGTGTACGTGGAGAAGGCAATTGAACTGTTGGCACTGTAATACTGAACTCATATGGGGTTCGGACTTCAACGGAGAAGATTACGGAGTCGAAGAAGAATATTCAATCGTCACCAATCTCACATGCCCCAAGTGCCAGTCATTCGTACAAGTGTACTATCCCAATCAAAATGATTGATGACATTATCGTATTCTTTATTATCGTATTCTGTATGATACTTCAAGTCTATCATCGTAAACGAAATGACGACTAAAACCTATCACATCTATCTGAAAGAGGAATGTCTGTTCAAAGATCTGAATCAAGAAGAATTCGATGTGATATGGGGAAGACTGTATCGATCATACTTCACACAGGATGTGACATATGTCGAGGTCAGTCCAGAACCCGAAGACATTGACCCCTCTTATTAACATGATTTCACCTCGAATACAACCAAATCGTAAATGGTTTGGAATCGCCACTCTTGGATATTTTGCTTCAGCATTTCTGACAGGAGGACTGATCTATCTGGCACAGAGTAATCACAGACTCTCAGATACGAACGATGCATTATCAGCAGACATGCAGTTACTGATCGAAGCATATACATATGGTGATAAAGACTTCTGTCTGTTAGCACCACAACCAGACGATTTCATTATATGGGAAGAAATGCCTTATCGAACTGGACCCGGTGGATACGGAGGTAGATGAAATTAGTTACATTCGGTTGTTCTTGGACAAATGGTGTAGGTATACACTATAGAGAAGGAATGACTCTTGAAGAGTATCAAAAGGAAAGAAAGAACTCTGATAATAAAGAACTTAGAGATAAACTGACCTTTCGAGCACATCTATCAGAAAGACTCGGTTATACAAATGTCAATCATGCCTGTGGTGGAAGTAGTAACCAACTACAGGAGAGACTTGCTACAGAATATTTCAACAACAATTCCCTAGAAGACACAGTAGTCCTCTGGGGCATTACTTCGATTACTCGTAATGAACTTACAATAAACGGTGAACGTAAGAACTTTCATTATGGTAATACTGTAGATGAATATATGCAATACTATATCGATCACTTCTATGATGAGAAGACTGAGTTAGAAAGACTTGGTAATATGATGGTACATTGGAATAAGTTCTTTGAAGGGCACAATATACCAAATCTCTGGTTTCAGACTTTCAATACCTATAGGTTCCCTCAGAAGATCGATCGCCTTCTACCTCGTGACTTACTGACTCATCTCACCCGCCCCGTTTTACGAGATGTTCATCGTTCAGCATGGAATATTGATTCAAAAAGAATACGAGAAGCAAAAGATAAAGGATTAGTCAACCCTTACTCCCTACATCCAACTAAGGAGACTCATATACTGATAGCAGATATGTTAGAAAAACCCCTACGGGAAATTTTATAGCGAAAAAAATTTTGATATTTGATGTAACTGTAATTCGATATCACTCTCGCGTCTGGAAACGTTTGTAGGTTAGAAGGACCCATTGTTTTAATAACGGGCACCGCCCCCCATAAAAAAACGGGGGAAAATCGGGGCAACTGTTTTTTTAGGTGCTGTCCGATTCCCCTCCGTTCGGGTAGTGTGTGAGATCGGGGGTGGTTCATGCTAACCCGTTTGCCGAGTGTAATTAGAACCCCCTCCCCATGTCTCTATTATAGTCCGCACTTATAAGTCTGTCAACTGGGTTGTTTACATTTGGCAACAGTTTGCTTTTTTCAAAATCCTGCAAAGTTGTCTCAAGGTTTAGACGATCCTTATAACGAACTGTTGAAAACGAAATTTTACACGATACTGTCATGATAACGATTTTCGAGGATTGTGTGAGTTTTGTGAAGACTGGTTGACTTTTTATATGAAGTCCGCTAAGAGGAAGAAAGAAATCATGCTTTTAGATTTTTTTGATGATTTCTTTTATTTTGCGTGATGCCCTCCTAACTCCATAAATCATCTATAAGTATGTCAGTCATCATGCTGTCAAAAGTCCTTCTATCATGTAATAGTAGATCGATTGCATTGCTGACCATTCTCCTTATTTGCATGTAGGTATTTGAGTCAAGTGTTTCTCTTGTAAAATTTTCGCATCTATCGATTACTATAGAAACAGTTTCAAGAATGTCTTTTGTTGCTATAGAATCGCCAACTGTGTAACCGTCATATCTCTCTTTTACAACAACTGGAACTGCATCAAATAAATTCATGATCTTAGGGTTGATTGATTTGCTTACTACCATTATAGTCGGTAGTGACTAGAGTGCAATGTACAAATTATACAATGCTAAATTCTAGTTGCTGATCGGTTTCTGGTAGATCGGCAAGTGTTAGAGGTTTTTGAAAAATTACCATGCCGTCATAGAAATTGATTTCTGTGTCTGTGTTTTGATCTCTTACTATCCACTTACCTCTAACTTGTACTATCCTAACCTTACCATTAGTATGCAAGTGTAAAATAGCGTTGAGTCTTTCTTTTGTTGTCTTAGTGTAGTAACCTGCTGAGAATAGTTTGACTTTCTGGTTATCGTAGTTTGTAGGATTGTATGAACAGATTAGATTGCCATGTAGAAAAACATCTACTATTCTACTACCGTCCTGCCTAACTCTAGTTTCTGTGTTGCCAGATTTTTGGTTGCAATTCATTCTCATTAGTAGAGATGTATCCTGACTTGGTTTTGAAAATGTGTTCCAGATATATGACTGAGTAGTTAGGTTAGTGAGATCAAATTCCATTTTGTTTTGTTTGATTGATACCTTCATTATAGAGAATAAAAAAAGGACTGTCAACAGTCCTTAGTGTATAAAATGTTACGCTCTGACCTTGCGATTGTAAAATGCTTTTCTATCGCTGTATCCTGTAATTCTCTGAAGTTCGTCAGATAAATCTTGGAAAAATGTCTCTCCATTGTATCCTAGTTTTTCGATCTCATAATATGTAAATGGAATTGCTGAAAGTGCTAAACCTGAGAACCAGTATTCTAGACTTTCATATCCTCCTACCTCTACCATGTAGCGATCGAAGCACCATTCAAATTTATCTGAGTCTGACCAGTTTTTGCAGTCAGTATTGTCAAGAATAGCATTGTTTGAATAGTCATTCTCTAGATCAGAGTTGATTGCGTCTAGTAGAATTGTTTTGAGTGTGGTCATGATTGATTGATTGCTATACTGCTATTATAGTCGATACTGGACTATTGTCTATGTACATTTGATACATAGGTAACTAATTTCTATATTCATAGGGATTAGTCCAGTTGACTCTTTGATTCTCAGTAATGTATCCGTCAGCAGCAAGAAATTCAGTATAATCTTGCCATGCAAAAACTTTTGCCAGTTTTGTGACCTTCTTACCTTCTCTTTTGCATCTAAGAGTGTAAACTTTCCAATTATACTTGAATTGCTCGATTGCTTGAATTTTAGTTGTTTTCATGATTGATTGAATTGCTTACTTACATTATAGTCAAATGGAGCGATCGGGCAATGTACATTTGATACATTGTTTTGTATCCCTTTCGCCCCTCTAAACAAGTAGAATAAAAGTCACTCATTCATTAGGTCAATTATTTCAAGTTGTTCCCAGTTGTAGGTTGAAATCTTGCCTAAGTCGTTTATGAGTACAATTTTTTGATTAGTGTCAAATCTCAAAAATACCTGATAGTCGATTGTGAGATACTTGACTTTATCGCCTATTCCAATATCTGAGAATGACTTATAAAATCGGTTAGTTGTTTCTATTGGCATAAGTCCTCAAACATTTGAGTAGCAACTTCTTCTAGTCTGTTTTGAATGTTTTTGTTCATAAGATACAACTCTTCCATTCTATCCTTAGAATAGTTGTTTTCAATTCTGAAGTCCTCATAGGCAACTTCAAAACAATTTTCTAGTATCGCTTCATGATGTAAAACTGACATTGAAAAATCCTCCTATAGTGATTGAATAAAGGTTTCTTTGTTGGTATCAATTTCCTCGATAGCAACAATTTTTAGAGTTTTTTGAAAATAGTCCTCTGCTATGATTCTAGCGTGGTCTAAGTCTTTTGTGAATTTGACTGGACTTGAGTAAATTACAAACATAAGTGTGATTGATTGATGTTTCTAGTATAGTCGAGTTATGGTATAAAACAATGTACATTTTATACCATGTATCATTTGTTACTTGTCTGCATGAGTCGTAAGAAATTCATGAATGTCATCACAAATTGCTGTTAGTTCATCATCACTTGCACCCATACTAGGGTCATAGTCAACAAAGTCTTCAATAGGGTCTCCACCCATTGTTACTTGCCTGATTGAAACAGTATTTTCTTCAATAAATGCTTCATGAAGTAAGGTCTCATTTTGGTAAGTGTGTTCAAAGATCATTTTGTTTGATTGATTGCTTATATACCCATTATAGTCGATTATGAAAAAAGGCAATGTACATTTTATACATTGCCCTGTATCATTATACAAAGAGTGCCTTTTCTAAGAAATTGACAACTCTTCTTGCCTGAGTACCTAAACAACGTTGAACTGCCTGCTCATTTACAAAAAGTTCTTCGATTTCCCATTTATCATTTTTCATCATGTCATCAAAATCTTTTGATGTTCCCCCATGTATATTTACAGATAGGTCATCATGGGATAATTTATAATGTACAGTTGCAACAGTTTTGTTTTGTACTCTGATTGCACTTGTAAATTCGTTGCCTGTATGGTAACTGTTCCATACTGTAACGTGATTTCTTAGACTGCATGATTCTCTTTTGTTGATAGCATAGAGAAGTCTTTTTTGATAAGAGTCCATTTTGTTTTGTTTGATTGATACCTTCATTATAGTGGGTATGGTATCAAGGTCAATGTGACATTTGATACCATGTATAATTTGTTACCAACTAAAGTTCAATGACTTGACAAATGATTGCCTATGAACTAGACAGGCATCTATCGCTTCATTTTCAGTTTTGAACCACCCTAAACTTTCATCATCACAAAATCTTGCAACATATAAGGGTTTTTCATGACCGCACCATTCTAGTCGAACTCTGTAACGCTCATCTAGTGTATTTCCGTATAGAGTACCGTCAGGTCTTTTTTTGATAATGATTGTTTCTTTTTTCATGATGATTGATTGACTTGATTCTATTATAGTTGCTAGTGTAGAGAAAGCAATGTATAAAATGTAACAAGGTATCAAATGATACCCTGTTCAATTTGCTCAAGTAATTGATCGCCATACTCAAAAACAATTTCGCCTGATACGTTATCTCTGACTATTGAATAACCATATTCTAGACCGCAGTCTATTGCATAATCTTCAATAGTGTCATAATCGTTAGAATGAACGTCTCCGCCTACAAATTTGTTAGGGGTTTCGCAAGTGTATTTGAATTGAGTCATGATTGATTGATGATTGACTTGATTCTATTATAGTAAAAAAGGGATAGAAGTCAACTTCTACCCCTGTATCATTTTTTACAAATGGTCGTGCCATTTTGTACCAAATGCACTCATCATTTCGTGGTCAGTTGGTTCATAATCAACTACACCGTCAATAATTTCGAGAGCGTCATATAAATCATTATAATTTACGTCTCGATCTCTTACATCTAGATTTTCTTGTCTAGTGATGTAGGCATCTAGGTAAGTCTGAATTTCTTTTAGTGTCATAATAAAGTGATTGATTGACTTGTTTCTATTATAGTCGATTTTGGAAAAAAGCAACGTACATTTTATACATTATACTGTATCATTCTTACGTTGACGAAATTTCCTGAGTTGTTCACGATTGAATGAACGATAATCGATTTCGGTAGCGATCGCCATGCCTACAGTATATAAAGCGTAGCAACCGCCCATGATAATAAGAATTTCCATAGTTTAGTAGTAAGTAATTTCTCCATTTTCGATACATTCAAGAATTTCAGCAACTTCATTGCTATTCTTATCTTTTGTATCTTGCCACTCTTGCCAAGTGAGTTTCCTGTATATCTCAAAGAGTTTACTAACGTCTAAACCCTCCATACCATTTTCACTAATAAATTCACTAACATATTGTAGGTCATTCTCGTCATAACCCTCGCCATCACGAAGTGAACCCGCACACACGAATTTGAAAGCAATGTCAATAAAGAAGTGCCTACCAAACTCTTCTGATTTTATAGTTTGCATAGGTATAAACTTGCCATGCTCATCATCTAGGTAGTTTTCAAAAATCCAAGTTCTCATAATGTTTTGATTGAATTACTATAATAATAATCGGTATGCTAGTATAAGTCAATGTACATTTTATACATTGACCCATTTGATTTTGCCTTCTGAGTTGAGTATATCGAAGCATATCTCACAAAGACAGTCAGCATCAGGTTCAGCACCTCGCCAGTCATAATCCTCTTCTAAGGGATAATCCCAGTAATAGTATAGGTCAGGTTGATAATCGGGTAATGCTGTCTTTGATGATTTTGGGAACATTTTTGTAGGTTCTTCAATATGCTCATCATTGAAGTTACCACACTTGTCACACATTGCCATTATACGTTACCATGCTGTAAATGAACGAGGTAGAAATCCCAGTCATTGAGTAGAATGTCTCTCACTCTTTCACGATCAAGACTATCGCCCTCGCCCCATGTATAGGTCTCAGAATTTCTCTTAGTGATTGTTGCTAAGTATTGATGAGTAGCAATAAGAACATCAGTCTTATTGAGTGGAGCGTCTCCTATAACTTTTCTCATAGGGTAAACAGGGTCAACTTCTCCATAGAATGAAAGAACGTAGTCAATAAAATCTGAGAGTTCTTTGTTTAGATCTCTTTCTGGTCTAGTGAATGAATCCATGTGATTGATTGAATTACTATTATAATAGACGCTATGCTATTATAAGTCAATGTACATTTTATACAATTTCAGCAATTTC